GCTCAGTGAGCTTAGATGACGTTCATGTCAGCGCATGTCACTGTACCATAGAAGTCGGAACGAACCATCTTCTTTCCGTAGCGAGTCATGACACCCTTACGCGGGGTGAAGTCCTCAGGAGCGAAGATCGTTGGCGTAACGATAAGCGGTACGTATGGAGCGTAGACATAGCCAGTCTCAAGGTAACTTCCGCCCTTGTAGCCGACGAGGACCTTGTTCCGTGGGAAGTAAGGATCCTTGTAAACTGTGAAGCGGTTGCTTAATGTACCGGTCTTTTCAGCACCTAGTGTCATTGGAGCACCTACCTGTCCGTCACCATCAAGGGTGTAGGAAGGCTTGTACATCACTGAAGACTCTAGGATTGTTGCAACATCAGGTCCAACCACGATAAAGTTCGCCGATCCTCGGAGAGTCTTTCTGTGGATGCTGTTTGCTACGTCGATGATCGTCTCAATGAGAGTCTCATACCACTCGCGAACAGTACCTGTGAAGGCTGGGCCAGGAGACAGTGAGTCTGTTCTTGACACCTCAGCACCAGTTTCCTTGTTAAGGAACTTGCCTGGAGCACGTGACCAGTAAAGATTAGCACCAGAAGCCTGTCGAAGAAGATCATTAAGAATCTCACGATCAAGTTCTAGAGCAATCTGCTCAGAAAGGATCTGAGTTAACTCAACCTCAGCATCCAAGCTGTGGTAAGCATTTAGATCCTGTGCGAGCTCTGGTGACCAACGGGCCTTGAGCTTTCTAGTAGCAGCTGTCACAGCAACTGACTCGATCTTAATATCGATCTCTGGAATAACCGGAGCTGTTCCAGGCTCATTCGATGTAAAGGTCGACTCAAAGCTTGGTACCACCAAAGTGTCGCCGTCGCCAGTGCTTAGGCTTAGCTTCTCTGGGTAGTTTAGTGAGAACACATCATTCTCCGCCGCAATGATACCTGAACCTGTCAGAACCATGAGCACGTGAGCATCAGCTGCACCCTGCTCGATTAGCGGATCTGATGAGAAAATTGTTCCATCAAATGTACCTAACTGGTTTAGACGACGCAAGTTGTGGACGTTACCACCCTGGAATGTCTCGCCCCAAGTTGTTACTCTTGGAGATCCAAGCAATGCACCTGTAGTAGTCAGAGCGATCTCTTGCACCATGGTTGTGTCCATGTTTGCGAAGTTGGTTGAGTTCCACGGAACAGCAATGAACAAGTACTTACCAGTACCTTCGGCGGCTCCTGCCTTTGCCTCAATTTCGTTAACAAGCTGCGGGTCAAACTGAATTAACTTACCGTCTGTACCTGTAGCATGTAGGTGTGTAAGAGCTGTATCAGCAGTCTGTAGGGTTAAAACATCGCTTGAACCGAATCTAAATACCTTAGCAGTCTCGTTGACGTCAGCGAGTGCTGTTGTCTTAGAAACTCTAGAGTAACCTACACCCGCAAGATCATACTGACCGCCTGCACCGAGTGAACCGGAGCGTACGCCCTTTCCTGCTGGGTTGTTGTAGATCGAAGCACCTGAGCTGTAAGCCTTACGTCCAGATGTGGATCCACCTACCTCAGTTCCGTAAGTGTAATCTAGGTAAAAGAGCAGTCCTGATGGAAGGCTCATTGGCTGGATCGATACTAGCTCGTTTGCAACCAAACCACCGAATACTCGGCGTACGATTGGGAATGCAACGTTAGTAAAACCTCGGATGTCAGAAGCACCCGCGTCACCAGAACCTAGATCAGAAGCCTCTTTGAGCACCTGAGCTGCCTGATTTTCAAGCATTCGCGCCATATTTTCTCTGTGAACACCGTCCATGCCGCGGAGGAGTCCTGTTCGGGACCACTTCTCGACGAGTCGCTTGTTCTGCGCACCCAGATGACGCTTCCGGATGCCTTCTGTCAATTGATTTAATGAAAATGACTTAGACATTATAATTTATCTCCTTAAGTTAATAGATGGTTAGTCATTGCCTATACCGGCGAGGACTGCCCACCGATCAACACTACCAGCACCCTCTGTTATCGGCTGTGCCGAACGTGCTGATTTCGAGGCTGATCCGAGCGTCCGTATTGACCTGTTCTCGTTCAAAGAGCTACTTCGCTTTCTGAGAGAGCTGGTCAGGCTCTTATAAAGAAGCTTTGCTTCACGAAGGGTCTTGGCATTATCTAAGGCCTCAACAATGGCTCGCTGCTGCTTCGGGGTAAGATTCCTGTTTTGCATAAGCTTATTTGCATAAAGAAGCTTAGCGTTAAACAGGTTCATCTCAGTTAGTTGACCCTTGAGAGCACCAACGGCTTTCTTGTATTCAACTAGCTGTCCTTGGAGAGCACGATTCTTGCGTGTCTCACTAATATTTTTTCGATTGCTTCGACGAGACTCAGCAATCTTTCTATTTCTTCGTGATGAACGTCGGCGAGACTCAGCAGTCATCGCGTCAGTGTCGCTTGTTGCAGGTACCTCAGGCTCGGACACAGGTCCTAGCTCATCAGCCAAAGCGTTGAGTAGATCATCTTCATCAACCTCAACCTCTGTGTCTCCTACAACGACACCGTCGTCGTCATTGGCGTATGGGTCGGTATCAACCGGGTCGCCTTCCTCGTGAAGCCTTCTGGCACGCATGTTACTCAATGCACGTCTTAGAACAGACTCGTCGATCTCATAAGTCTCTTCCATTTCGTCCATTTCTTCCATTTCGCCTAGATCGAGCTCATCGCCCTCACCTTCGTCTTCACCTTCTTCTCCGCCTTCATCTTCGACAGATACTTCCAAACCGAGCGCCACACCTAGATCTTCTAGGGCAGTCGAAGCGGCATCGACATCCACCTCTTCCACAGCGGGCTCTTCGGTAACATCTTCACCCTCGAATAAGAAATCGAAGATATCGTTATTGCTTCGCCTCGACATTAGTTTCATCTCCTTAATAATAGAATTAGTTCGTCTCGTTAGGACAACGTTAT